TATGTCGCAAAAAGAAATAAACATCAATCAACTATCTGAAATTGCAGACTTAATTTCAATTGCACAATTAGATAATGTTGATGATTATCAACGAATCACGTTGCTCAATATCATGGATGAAAAGATCCAAAAGATCATTAGCGCACTCTCAGATCATTAAATATTGATCTAATTATTCAATATATCAGAATACCGTTGTTGACTTAAATTTAATTATTATGTCACTGTGTGTACCCTAGAGATGTAACTGTGAGGTACATAATAATGGATGATGATTTTGATACAATACCAGATTGGGCAACCCGATTTCATTTTGCAGCCCATTCCCCGTCAGGTTCGAATCGCCCTGATGCTTTGGAACTATTTGATAAAATAATCGCACGACCAGAAAAACTATTCACGCCTGGTAATAGCAATATGGTTGGTGGCAGAGCTGTTGAAAGCTACTGCTCAGCCGTCATTGTTGAAGGCATGAATGAAAAAGATGCGTTTGCTCATGCGTTGTCAGTTTTGGATGAACATAAACATCCAGAACATATGCCTGATGACGAAAGTAAAATGAATTTGTTTCGTGATTTACCGGTACTAGAAAAGGTAAAGGGTGAAGACCCACGATTTATCGGCACACACTTTGAGCTCATTTGTAATCATGCCCTTCAGGGACTCAAGGAAGCCACTACAGGGGCAAACTTGGTTGAAGATGGACGTTGGGCTTCTGTTTTTTTACAAGGCGTACAGCTGCCGTTTAAAGGTGAACTTGACTTTGAAGCAGCTGGCTCAGTTATCGAACTTAAAACAAAATGGCCTTACCTAGCAGCTGATAGCAAGCAAGGTTGGAGAACAAACTCTCTGCCAAAAAGACCCACATTTGAACACACGAGGCAAGTTGCCTTGTATTGGCACTGGTTAAAACAAAGCCAAAATGTTGTGCCGGTAAAACTTATCTACGCAAACACAAAAGACTTTCGCCTTTTTACTAATGAAAACTGCGAAGAGTTATCAGACGAAAATTTACTTAGCGCAATTGAATCGCTTCGCGTTATTGGCAAAGCAAGGGAAGCACTTATGGCAAGAGCTGAAAATGCGGATGCATTATTTTCCATGATTGCGCCCGACTACTCCCATTGGATGTGGAAGGACAAACCCCCAGCATACATGGCACGAGCAAAAGAAGTGCTTGGATGATGATTGAGGATTTCTTGGCGTTTATCGCCTTAATTTTATGCTGCTGTGCAGTATCTGTTTTTTTAGGAGTGTTAAATGAACTTGTTTGATTATGAAAAAAGTAAAATTGCCAGGGATACTGGCAAGCAATTGGCAGCAGATAATTCAACACTGCTAGAAAAAGCACGGCAAATTGCAGTTGAGGTTGCTTTGATGCGTTCTGATCGACGTTGCTCAGCTGATGATGTTGGCGTTGAAATGCAGAAACAAGGGCTTCCCGTTTCGCTTGGCCCAGCTGCTGGCAGTTTATTTAGACAAAAACATTGGCGTTTTACAGGTGATCGCATCAATTCAAAAAGGGTTAGCAACCATGCCCGTGAAATTAAAGTGTGGGAATTAATACAATGAAACGTACAGATTTTTTTATTCGATCAATTCGAGATCCAAATGTTGCAAAGATGAATGGATGCCATCCAGAAGTTAGAAAACAAATATCAAAAGACAGAACGGGCAATTGTTCTATTTGTACAATTAATCTTTATAAAAATGGAAGACCAGCTGGATCAACCATGCCTTGTCCTATTGATATTTGTCCGTTTACAGAAACAAAAAGTTTTCAAGAAATAAAAAGTTTAGGTGAAACATTTACGACTTACGTTTTTAAAAACTCCGAGAGTTGGGAAAAGGGGAATAAAAAAAATGGATAAAAAATTATTAGAAGCAATGGAGTTAATTTCTGAGGCTCCAAAAGTGCCACAAAAAGGCGGTAAACAATATACTCAAGTACAAGATCGTGTTGTGAGTTTCCGCAAAATTTATGGATTTGAATATGGGATTGAAACAAAACTCATAAAAGACGAAGGCAATATGATTCTGATCCAAGCAATTATTACTGATAGCATGAATCGGGTTATTGGAAGTGGATTAGCTGAAGAAGTTCGGGGCTCATCAAACGTCAATAAAACTTCTGCTATTGAGAATGGGGAGACATCAGCAATTGGTCGCGCTCTTGCGAGTTGCGGTCTTCATGGCGGTGAATACGCCAGCATTCAAGAGCTTGACAAGGTAAAGCGTATTGAAAGCCAACCAGCAGAACCACAAGAATTAGTAAAATTATGGACTCAAAAAGAAATTGACGATCACATTGCTGGGTTTGAAAAACACACAACAATTGATCAACACTCGCTGTGGTCAACAACAAACAAACCCACACTTGATTCAATGAAAAAGAACGACCCAGGCAACAGGAAAAAAATACTTGATGCCTACATTAACCGCAAAAATACTTTGCTTAACAAATAGGAGATTTAACTATGCCTTATAATGAAATGTTTAAATGGAATATCTTTAAGAATAATGATGCCACTGGGATGCAGCCACAATGGTCAAACGGAAAAATCATCATTGATGAAGAAATAACATTGAAGCCTGGCAAATATTCAGCTGGCGTGTGGCAGTACCAGGACACTGGTAATTTGTCTTTTAAACTACAGTGTTTTGAGCCCGATCAAAATTTGGAACAGACAATCTCTGGCAATAGTGAAGAGGAGTTAATTGATGACTTCAGTTAGTCTACCAGCACTTTGCACTGTTAAGCGCACGGCTAAAGAATTGTTTGACGATGATTCTCAGTCAGCAAAGAACAGAATTTATGTGTGGATTGAAACTGGCGAATTGAAAGCAAATAAAGTTGGAAATCGCTACTACATTCCGCGAAGAGAAATTGAAAGATATTTAAATCCAACTAATGAAGCTCAAATATGAGCAGTAAAATTCAAGACGTTTTGACACAAGTTAGTATTGTTGTTGGTCAACGAGATAAAAGTCACGGCAATTTTCAAGACAATCTAACAATGATTGCTAACTTGTGGTCAACATACCTGGGCGTTGAAATATCAGCTGCCCAGGCTGCCAACTGCATGACAATGCTAAAGATTGCTAGATCAGCGTACAATCCAACCACCGATGATTTTTTAGATATGGTTGGGTATTCAGCTATCGCAGCTGCTTTGCATGAAAAGAAGAACAAATAGAAAAACACTCACGATGGTTATTCCAGATCGTGAGTGTTTCATTTGCCATAAAAAGTTTACATCACATTTTTGGATTATTACCGGAGAAGGTATTTACAGCTGCGCTGGTGAGCCATGTGCTCCTATGGCCCACCGTATTACGAGAGAGCTATTAGACGGAGCCGAAGAGCTCTCTGTCTAATCTTTCGCCATCAAGATCATCTTGCACAGCATCTTCGATCCAGTGTCCGTATAGCTGCCAAGTAAAATCAATTGATGCATGACCTAAACGTGCAGAAACTTTTAACAAATCTTCCATCTTTTCACAGCCGTATACTTTAATAGACAATGACGCATAAAAATGACGCATCTTATGCCAACTAATTTCTGGAACACCAGCATCTTTGCATAATTGTTTTAATATATTTTTATTCCAGTTATCAGAGTCTGATCGATGAGTCCCATCAGGTTTAGGAAATATTAAATCATCATCTTGTGACCAGTGACTTTGCAATCTCCATTCTTTTAAAAGTTTTATTAAACTTGGGGGAATTGGAACATAACGTCTTTTTTTATTATCTTTGTTTACTTTTCCAGATTTAATAGTTTTTGGAATCGACACACTGATTGATTTATTTTTATCTTTTCTGATTGCTAATCGAACATGGCAGATCTTCTTATCAAAATCGATGTGCTTCCAACGCAATGCAGCTTGCTCTCCAAATCGTAAACCTGTTTGCATGGCGAATGAAACCAAAATCTTTTTATTCAATGGAGTGTAAACAACACTTGGTCGAAATCGATACCGCCCTACTTTGTCTTCAATTGTTTTATGATTTGATGCATCGATTTGCACAGTGTGTTGTTTTTGGTCATACAAGTCTTGATCAATTTTTTGTTTATCACATGTTTCAATTAACAATCTAAAATTTTCAACCGAATAAGTCTCTTGGTCAACTGCTTCTTCGATTTCGTTTTCAGTTGCATACTTAGGAACCTCAATTGTAATATCAGCAACTGGATTAATACCAATCTTTTTGAGTTTGATTGCTATTTTAAATATGTTTTTTAAAGTACCCAATCGAGCGTCTTGGTAAGACGGTGAATAATCTTTGCCTGTTTTTTTATTAAATTTATTATCATGCAAAATTTGTTTAATAATATTTTCGTCAATCTGATTAATTTTGTAATCAGATAAGATGTTATTCCAAAAATCTGCGTGAGATTGCTTGTGTTCAAAATATGTAAATACAATTAATTTATTTTCATACTGGCGTTTGTTCTCTCGCTTAAACTCAACGACTACTGAATTAAAATTATCGCTACTATCATTGATGACAATACCGGCTACATTTTGCGCCTGGTTTAATTCGTTAGCAAAACTTTCAGCTTCAGCTTTTGTCTTGAAATGTTTTATCTTTGACATTTCTGGATTGACCTTAACGATGTTCGAACTTCTAAGATCGATTCGCCAAGCAGCCTTATTTTGCTTCGACCGTGACTTAATAAAAGTGGGTTTAATTTGTATCATAATAAACTCCTTGTTTAAACTTAGATGTAACGCACAGTTACATTATTAAGGAACTATTATGTACATGTAAAGTGTTATTTGGAACCCATTTGGAACCCAAACGGTAATTTTTTAGAAAAATTGGCTGACTTCTGCGGTTTAAATGGTCGGAGCGAGAGGATTCGAATGTCTTTTTTCTTATTATTGTGCTTCATTCTATACCTAATTCGCCCGTTTTCTGCCAACTCCCTGTCACTCAATACATAATAATTCGTTCTATTTATTGCCACCATTGGAACCCAATTGGAACCCTAAACGGAAATTACTTCACCTCGAAATTCCACTTCACCAGGTGCAATAACGTGGGCAATCTCAGGCCATAATAAACGACCTTGTTTAAATGTCAAAACGATGAAACCGCTGCGCCAGTTTTTTGGATTGTCTTCCGTATAATTTAAAAACTGATCTCCGTCTGGATTCGCAAGTGTGCCAGTATCAATTCCAAAACGTGTCCCGTCATAGTCGGTAAATGGCGTTACTTTCAAAGAATGCAAATGGCCCGTTACCATGCTTCGACCAGACCAAAGTGTGTTATTATGTGTGGCGTGAATACCGCCCTTAAATCGATGCTTGATGACGACATCATCATTCATAAAAGACGACCAGCAAAAATGCCAATATGGAAATTGTTCTTTTAAAGTTGTGCCAACGACACCATCAAACTCAGGAATTGCGTTCGCCATTTTAGTCTCAAATCTGGCATCGTGATTACCAAGCGTCCAAACTTTTTTTGCGTTGGGCGCAGCTTTATTTATGTCATCTAAAAATTCATTTACGGCTTGAATTTCTTGCGCCAAACTTGGTTTGCCTTCCCATCCAATCGACGGGTGTCGGGAGATAGTTGCTCCATCCAATACGTCACCATTCAAAACTATAATTTTTGGGGAAAGTTTTTTGGCAAATTTGATAAATGCCGACTGCGCTGTTGTTCTATCGTAAGGCCAGACGTGTGCATCTGATCCGACAATGATGTGACCATCAGTAATATCAAAAACCAATCTTGCTGGATGATCTGAAAGTGTTCTAGTTTTTACACCTAATTCGGGACTATGTATTCGACGACCTAATTGTATTTCTAATCTTCTTCGTCGTCTGTTAATCCCACGAACATTTGCTTTTAAGGCAATTGCTGTTCCTGTGGCACCCCTTTTTTCAAACAGCTCGATAAAATCTTCGTCGCTGCTTAATTTCTTAGTCATTAAAATAACCAGTTCTAATAATTTCAGATAAGCGGTTAGCACGAGCTGGTACTTGCCGGGCAAACTTGCTGTCGAGCAACTCGTCAGCAGCCGTCTCATAATCTTCATTAGAAAATGCTGCCAACATTTTTCCAAACTTGTTTAACCTGGGCCAGCCCATTTGAAATGCGAGTGCAACGACGACCATTGCTCGTGCGTCATCTAAATCGTGAAACCAATCAAAGTTCTCACACTCAGAAATTGATCGATTAATATCTTGCATCAAAAGATAACTTGCTTCGTCCTCAGACAAACCAAGTCCAACATCTTCTTCAATACATCGACCATAACCTATCGTCGCGTACCCTAAATGATCTTCATACGCATGTGATCGAAAACCTTCTTCTCTTTTAAGCATGTCGGCAAGTTCATTAGTTTTAAATATTCGAGTCACCAGTATTTTCCTTTTCGCTAATTTTAGGGGGTGGCATCGTGTCTTTTTTTTTTATGTTTTTATTGAGACAGAATCCTTGTGCGCTGATTACCGGGTGCGGAGCAGATTTGACAATCTCTCTTAACAAAACGGTTGCTTGTGCATAACATTCAGTTGTCGTGGTCGCTGTGTCTTGAAAATCAAATTGCATTGGAGCTGGTGTGCCAATCATAAAGAAGATGACTACCGCCTGATAAATCACTTTGTCAGCCCTTTAAACTTTTCAAATGATCTCATTCCCCCAATGCCTAACATGCCTAATAAAATAGTCATCAATGAAGACATGTCGAAATCGGGGATAGGCAGATGCCACCCACCAATCGTCGCTGCCCACTGCACGACCGGGGCAATAATGAAATGGAATCCAAGAGCTGCTGCACAGATCCACCCACACATCGGTCGCCAACCAGCGACGAAGATAGATCGATGCCCGGCCTCGACTTTATTTATCTCCAGCTGACCCAGCATGCCTTTAGCGTGGGCATCGACCAGAGCCTTTTCCATTTGCACCATTGCTTTTTGTTTTGCATTTTTGTCTGGCACCAGCCGGTTAATAACTGTTTCAGCAACTGGCAGTATTGCAGATAGAATTGGGATCATTTGCTTTTCTTTCTTTTCGGGAAACCGGCCTTCATCAATGAATAACTTTTTGCACTAATGGTACTGTTCTTTTTTGACCTCGAAGTACCAGCTTTTTTGCGAGCCAAGATATTGGCATAGAGTCCACGTTTAGCCATAAAGTTTCCTTTTTGTTGTAAATTTAAAAAAACGGAGCGATTTTAAGAGCCGTACAGACGATCTTTTGATGTCTTGTATACTCTAGGTATCTGGAATTAATCCTGATAATGAGGTTTTTCGGTGTATCTGTGAGAGCCGTTATGGATTGCTTCCATATGCTCAATTCTTTTTTGATTGGTTTCAGCCATGACGGTGAGCCGTTCGAGACTACGATGGTTTTTTTCTAGTTGCGCTGGCGATAATATAGAGGAAAGCACAGCTTGTTTTTGAGAATTTAGATCGACGCTGTTTTCTAAAGAGTCACTTCTTTTATCTAGCTCTCGAAGGCGACTTTCATAATCAGATTTAATATCGTTAAGTTGCTCAATAACCGAAGATAATTTTTGTTTTACAATAGTCGCAGCACTGACAATACTAATAAGCATACCTATTAAAGTAACAATTAATTTTGCATCTATTTCCATATTAACGCCCAGCCAGAAGTGTCTTATCTTCCGAAATTATCGGCTGACCAATCGCGATAAAAACATAATTTCTGCCCGAATTGCCATTTGGATTTGAAGAGGTTCTCAAT